AAAGTAGTATTAGCCATGTGTATCTCCTGTCGTGGCTAGTGTCAGGTACGGGATGCACCTGTCAGGAATAAGTAGTTATACAGTACAAAAAGAAAAGGGGCAACAAGTGCCCCCTTCCTATATAGCGTCTTATGCGCCGGGTGAACCAAAGATCCCGAGGGGATCAGATACACCAAACGAATAACGCTCACGAGCCTTGTAGCGGCTGTTGCCCGTGTCGAAGTCTGCATCCATAGATGTAGCCATCGGGGTACGAACAAAGTGCTTCAGGCCGTTCGGTACGTCAGTGGTCAAGAACCAAGCGTCCGTGTCAGTCAGGTAATGGTTAACAGTGTAACCTTCTGGGATAGAGCCATTGTTGCGAATCGCGTTAATGTCATTATCCGCAGTTCCTACGCGACCTTCGGTTTCGAGCAAACGAGTTGCAACAAACTGAAGATTGGGTGGGATTACCAGCTTGCGAGGACGTGCCGCGATCAGCAAACCACGCTCATCAGTCCAACCAGCGATCTGGATAACGGCGGCTTCCAAAGAAGTCTCGTTAAGGTCAGCAGCCGTAGAAGGACGGTTTGAGTTGGTTCCACCAGATACTAGCGGGTGGTCAGTTGCACACAGGCTCTTGCCGTCGCCGTAAGTGGTGCCGCTATCGAACGCATTGTTCAAGATAGACGCGCCTTTTACTTGCTTCGTGTAAGCCATAGCACGGGCTAGTGCTTTCGTGTAACGCGCTGACAGCGAATCGTAGAGGTTATCTTCGATTGCTTCTTCGGTGACACTAAAGCCCATAGCGATAGTTTCGTGCGTGTAGCGTGCAGTGAACGCTTCTTGCGCGTTGTCGTACTCAATAGCAGCGCCTTCGCCTTTGACGGGGGCTGCTGAGAAGCCTGACAACTTGGTTTCTTCTTCAAAAGAACGGTCAGAAGACTCTGATTCAAAGATCTCCTTATGCTCTTCACCATACTTAGCGTACTCCATACCAAACAGTGCGTTCAGTCCGGGCAGGAGTTCCTTTAGCAGTTGTGCTCTTGAAATTGCCATCTCTAGTTACTCCTTACACGCCAGTGGTGCTATCAAACTGATGACCTGCGTTCCATTTAACGTAGGCTTCAGTATAACCACCAGAGCTGTTCTTCGTTTCTTCAACCAAACCAACAATGCGGAAGGGAAGCGTATTGGTGGTAGCAGACGTATCGGAGATAGCGCAGCGAGAGTTACCGCTAACACTGTCACCAGTATTGTCTACACCAGCTACGTTCGCGCCGATGTCAGTCTGGGCCAAGTCACCGATAGTAGTACCAGAAGATACTACGGCAGCCTTGAACAGTACGTCAGTTGCGTCACACACGTAGGCTTCAATATCAGAAGCAGCGGTGCTAGCAATGTAGTCCTGTCGGAAGGTTTTTTGCCCGGTGTTGGGGTCGGTGTATGAAACACCCATGAAGACTCCGATTGGAGTCATGGCAGCATCAAACGTATCACGTTCAACAGTACCACCGGTAACCAGCTTTACAGCGTCTCCGTAGAAGATAGCAGTAGCGTAGCCACTTGCAATTTTGTACTGACGTACAACGCCAGCATAGGGAGTGCCACTAAGCAGTTTTACCGGAACAAGGCCATAAGGGCCACTTACAGTAGGATAAGCCATTTTAAGCTCCTATTAAGTTCCGTTACCAAATGTAACCTTCGTCTTTCTTTCGTTAAACAAAGGCATTCGTGGATCATTCTCACGCATAAGGTTGTTGTCTACAGAGTGCATTTGCGACTTGGCTTGGTCGTTGTAGTACGCATTCCGCTCATTCGCAAGTTCCTCTGGGGCTTTGCAAAGCATCAGACCGCCAATTACTACGTTCTCCGCGAAGCGTTCATTCTCCACGGCTACCAAAGCAATTTCAGGGTGATCTGCGGCCTTTACAGGCTCCCAACCTTCGCGCAATTTTGAGGATACGTTGGGGGCGTCCACCTGCCCCTGCATAGCTACACGAACCCAATGAAACACGTATCCCGGTTCTGGCGTAGGCGAGGGTAATACCTCCGGTCGCTGCCATGCCCGTTTGCGAACTTGTGTTTCCCGCGCTTCATTTTCACGGTTAATTCGATTCTGAGCCATTATCCGTTCCTCTTTTGTAGTGCAGCCTGTTTGGCGTATTCTTCTAGTGGTACCCCGAGTCTATTTGCAAGTGCTACCTGAGTTTTAGTAAGCGTCACCTTGTTAGGTGAGGTGCTTCTAGTGGCTGGAGCGACAACGTTTGGTTGCTTTCGCGGCTCCGGCTCTTCTACCTCAAGTTCCACATCCTCAAAGTTCTCTGGGAATACTTTTCGCATACGAGCATCAATGGTCTCGTAGTATTCATCAGTGCGTGGGTCAACCCCACTCTCAACTAATTTTTGATGCAGCCCTACAGCGTATGCAGTCATTTCGTGGTCAGAACGGAACCAAGTATTCTTAGCTGCCCATTCTTCCGCTTTTTCGTCGCGTACTGGCTGTTGTGGCGGTATTTGAGTACCTTGTACTTCAGTTTCCTCCTCTTGTAAAGCAGGTAACTTAAAATTATCTAGCTTGTCAGCCTTGAGCTTGGCGGCGGTCAGGTGCTCTTGAGCCTCTAACAACCTATCAGCATCACCCGATTCATAAGCATCTTTGTAGGCCATTTTAGCCCCGTTCAGCTCAGAATCGACTACACGCTTGGCTTGTTCTAATAACGCTTCGCGTGTAGTACCTACATCGCCTTTTAGCGTCTTGTTTTCTTCCAATAAGCGTTGAGTAAGGGCTTCTAGCTCTTGTCTTTCCCGTTGCGCGGCTTCTTTGGCGCGTCGTTCGTCATGATACCCTTTGCTGAAATGCTTAATCCGGTTACGCACCTTTTCAGAGTAGCCTTCAAGCTCCTCATCTGTAACGTCAGCCGGTGGTTCAGACGGCTTGCGGTTGCGATCAGCCTTTGGCGTATCATCCACAACCTCAATCTCCAGCTCATCGGGTTCTTGTTCAACTTCGACTTCAGTTTCGATTGGAGTGCCCGCATAGTCTTCCGCAGTCTTCTTGCCAGAGATGTCAATTTCGACTTCGCCTGAGTCTTCCACTTCAACAATGTTTTGTTGTTCATCCGCGTCTCCTTCTGGAAACTCAAATTCTACTTTCTGAAACGGCATGATAGTTCCTTACGCTCGTGTTACGCCAGCAGGGTCTGCTACAACAGCTTCAATAGAGTCGTCGTTCATCAGACGGTACTCTAATCCACCAACCTTAAATCTCGTGCCTGAATTAGCACGAAACATAACATAATCACCTTGTTTACACCAAGGCCCGCTAGGAAACCGCTCTTTGTCAGAGTACGCTTCTTCGCCCATATCGACCACTAAGCCGATAATTGACATGATATGTTCTTGATTTTTAATCGCGTCTGTCTTTAACAGGTTAGTCCCGTCAAAGGTTTCTTCGATCTGCGGTAACGCGATCAACACCCTGTACCCTACAGGCACCGGTAGTTGCGCTTCTAACTCATCCGTAGCTTCAACTGTGTCAACAGCTTCACTCATCGTCATACTCCAAGTTTCGCGAGAGGTCTTCTACATAGCCCAAACAGGTTTCGAGACCTCGAATCAAACCTGTGGTTTCCTTATACATGGAGAAGTCTTTAGCTCCTCCACCACTAAGAAATTGTAGTGCAGAGTCCTTATCGGACTCGATTCGTTCCTTTAGCACGTCTAAGACGGTTTTAGCCATTATCGGCCTCTATTGTTGTTGGAATTCTGCATGGTCTTTAGTAGATCCAAGTCTGCTTTTGCGTTATCTCTGCGGCGTTCCGCAGCCATTTTCACGCCTGCCTTCTGAGCGTCGATCTGCAACTCTTGCTGTTTAAGTGCTAGTTCTGCCTGATCCATCTGGGCATCCTGCATGTTCTCGCGAGCCTTCAGCTCCAGTTCAGCCTGCTTCACCTGCGCGTCTAGCTGGTCTTTAGCCATCTTACGCTGCACTTCTTGCTGCTTGATCTGTAGCTCGGCCTGTTGCATTTGTACAACAGGGTCTTGGGCCTTCTGCTGTGCGGCTTGCTGTGCGGCCTGCTGCTGGTTCTGCTGCGATACCTGAGTACCCGCCGTCGCAATCAGGCGAGCTAGGTTGACTTCCATATCCTCTGGCAGTTCGGCGTTCGGGTTGGGGAGTGGTGCACCCAACTTGTCTTCCATCTGCTTGCGGTACTTGAAGCCAAGGTGCTCAACAATGTGAGCCTGCAAAGATGCCATGATGCGCTGCGCCTGTGGGTTTTGCCCGATTGTCGCTGCGATCATAGGATCTTGTAAGAACGCTTGGTGCGCCGCCATGTGAGCATCGTGATCTTGATAGATAAATGCTTTCATCGGCTTGCCGTTCAGGGCGTTCATGTTTTCACTAACTGGGTCAGTCGGACGTATATCGTCTTCTGTCGGTACCAACTTCTCAGCGTTCTTAACGCCCAGCACTTCGATCATCTGCCTGTGTAGCTGTGGCAAGTCGTAGATCTGAGGCGCTGACTGAGCCATCTGCAATACCGCTTGGTACTGCACAACACGCTGGGCCATCGTAGAACTGTTCGGATCGCTGACTGGGATCACATCTACTGACATGTAATCAGATTGCCGTGCAGTCACTTCCCCACGGATCGGCTCGTATGCGTACTCCTCAGAGGCGTACTCTGCCATGATAGCTTTCAGGAGCTTGAACTCCTGCTTCATAGCGTAGTGTACGCGGGCCTGTACAGCAGCCATTGGCTTCAACGTACGTTCTAGCAACGCCAGCGTAGTTCCTACCGGAGCATTGGCTGACATGTCTGAGATGTTCATGTCGCTGATAGCACCCAGACGACGGCCTTCCTGCGTGATCTGGTTCAGCAGGGCTAGTAGGGTCTGGCTTGGCTCCTTGTATGGGAGCGGCATGATATTGTCGCGGATGCTGCCTGACGGTACATCTACATCTTTGAACTCACCCGGCTCAATCGGCGTGTCATCGCCTTTAATACGCAACCCACGGGCTTTTAAGCCACCCGGCAGATTCGACAGTGTGCCTGCGTCCACCAGTTGCCGTATAAGGGACGTTCCGGCTTTAGCGTACCCCCCTATGATATGAATAAGACCAAGCCCATAAAAGCCAAATCCGGGCACATACACATAATGTACGAAGTGCTGGCGCTTCAGAGTTAACGGGTCTTCGGGGTTCCAGTTACGGTAGATAGACAGGATCTCGTTAGTGCCACGCTCCAACGTCACCACGTATGGCTTGGCAATACCGTCATCAGAGTCGCCAGATCCTTCAATGACCAGATCGGCGTGTATCTCGTATATCGAGAAACGATTATCGTCCTGAATAGAGTAGCCACCCTCTTCAGCCTTACGCTCTTCAATGTCAGTGTGGTATGCCTGCGGGTCACCCAGATCTACGTCGCGGTAGAACCCACTGACTTGTAGCTTCTTCATCTCGTTCTTAGTCTTACGCATGATGTGCGTAACACGTTCTGCTGTTTCGATATGTGAGGCACCGTATGGCACGACCACATCTTCAGCGGGGATATATAGAGCTACCTGTCGGCCTATGTTCGGATCGAAATAAACTTTCTTGAACGCACTACCAGCCAAGCCAAGGCTGTACAGCAGTCGCTCGTGCTCGGGTCTGTACTCCACCATGCGCTCGGTGAGTTCGTAGTTCATATCCGCTTTCACGCGGTTTGCCGCTTCAGCCTTGTCCTTGTCTTCTACGCCAACAATCTTGACCCGTACAGGGCCAGCGGCTGGGAACGTCTCGGACATTGTTTCTGCTTGGAAACGAATTGCCGCTTCAGCGAGGACTGTAGAGTACACGCCACACGCGCCTTCCCACGGGTCAGTACGCTCTTCGTACTTGAAGCCCAGCACGTCCAGACCCTTGACGAATGTGTCGGCCCAGTCTTTGCGGCTGTCGATGTCGGCGGATACCAAACCTACTAGGTCGTCGGCTAACCTATTTAGCTCCGCTTCGTCCATTGCTTCGGCTAGGTTTGCGTCGAAAGGTAGCATGTCACCAATTTCGGCATCGGGGATAATTGTAATCTCGACGCTGCCGTCGTCTAACGTAACCATTTCTGGATTGACAATATCAATCTCTAGCGCCGCTTCTTCCTCTTCACCCGCATCAATACCTTCAGGTGCTGCGTATAAACCTTTTTCTATAGCCATAGTATGTCTCTAGTAGAAGCCGCCTCGCCGCGACTTAAAGTATCTTTGTTCTTCCGGCTCATCTGTCGGCAGTCGTATGAACCCGCCCTGCCTAAAACGCATGAGTGCCATGACCGTTGAGTCAACTAAGTCATCATGGCTCATAAACGGAAATCCGGCAATCTCTTCGACTACCTCTTCTGCCCACCGTGTAGGAGGTACCCACACCAAACCAGACGCAACAATATCAGATACTGCATTAAGACGCGCTAACTTATCACCTGATCCTCTGTGGGGCGTATACTCTGATACGGGCAGCCCCATACGCCTCATCTCTTGATACAGCGCCGTACCTGATGACTTCTTCTCCACAATGAACGCATCGGGTTCCCACTCGCTGTACTCCTCCAGCGCCAAGTCCTTCAGCTCTGGAAATTCTAACCGCTTCTTTATACTGTTCAGCAGGATGATGTGGTACGCATTGTACTCCTCGTTGAGGAACACGCCCCACGTAGTCAACGCCGTGAAGTCTGCGCGGTTGTGTTTCTCTGCCGCCGCGTCCAGCGACATAATTATGTACTCGCATGACGGCGGATTGTCCTGCTCCCAGATCTGCCACCACTCGCGCTTGACCAGCGCAGCCTCTTCCGCCGTGGGTGTCTGCTGATACTGCGCGTTCCACTGGAATGTAGGCATCGACGCCTTGGTTCGTAGCAGTGCATCTAGGTCGAAGAACTCAGGCCACAGGGGTTTCTCTACGATCTCCTCCGTCTCCTCGTCCTCAATCTCCAGTATGGCAGGGAATTCGACCACCTCGTACTCATCAGCGCGGTCATTCTGCGTCATGTCGCGTATAACCCGCCCAGTCAGGTCATCTTGGTGCCATCGGGTCTGAATTATTGCAACACGGCCTCCGGGCATCAGACGAGTACGCGCACCGAAGGTAAACCACTCGTATGCCTTCTCAAATACGGCAAAGTTGCCGTTAATTACGTCCTGTTCCGAGTGTGGGTCGTCCACCAGTAGCAAATCAGCACCACGACCGGCCAATGCAGAGCCAATACCGCACGCATAATACTCGCCACCGGAGTTCGTGTTCCATCTACCGGCTGATTTCGAGTCGCTGGCAAGCTGAACTGTGGAGAATATGGCCTGATACTCGTCCGTAGAGATGAGATTCCGCACCTTACGACCAAAATCCACCGCCAAATCGGTGGTATGCGACACCATCATCACTTTCTTGTTCGGATTTCGACCCAAAAACCACGCTGGAAAGAAGATAGAGACAAGTTGGGACTTGCCGTGGCGCGGTGGGATATTCACACAAATCCGGTCTTTGTCACCAGATTCAATCGACATCAACATATTCGCCAAAATCCTGTGGTGTTTGCCCACAATGTAGTCTGGCTGCATCTTCTTACAGAATTCTATCAGGTCGTCGTACGCCGCTTCGTTCGCCTTACGCGATTCCAGCTCATCTACGATGCGGTTTATCTCAACAACCTCTTCATCAGAAAAGGCGTCGAGGTTGTCCAGCATCTGCTGTACCTCTTCCTCAGTAAAACTGGGAACGGCCTCAGTCATCGTAGCCTTCTTCGCCTTCTACTTTCGCTTCGTCTTCTGCCACTTCTTCTACTGCCGCTTCCAACTCATCCAGACCAAGCTCTTTGTTGATGTCCAGCACCTCACCGTCTAGCACAACCTCTTGATAGACCGCATCCTCGGCTTCTATCTCTACCGGCTGCACCAGCTTCTCTAGCTTACCACGTAACTTGTCACGCAGATCATCTGTAGACTGATGTGTTATAGTCACCTCGGACTTCTCGGCAAACAACCCAACATCTGAGATCTTACCTAGAAGTTCCAAAGCTCGTATGCGAATGCGTGGGTCGTCGTTCTCCGACTCCAATAAGAGCTTATTAGTTACGAGGTGTCGGATCTGAGTCGC